GATTAAGACAAATCTTGATAAGCAAGCCGTCAGCGGCCAAAACCGCCAGTGCTTCCATTGAGTCGTCTTCGTCCATGTCCTCCGGTACGTCGACGCAACCAGCGGCACGAAGCATTTCAACGGGGAGTAAGCCCCAATATTCCAAAACAGGGACTTTCTTGTCCTTCTCGCCCTGTTCGCCCATCCAGTTATCGCCCATCATGTCCCGGCGTTTATCCTCCGGGTGTGACGATCCAGCACGACGGGCCGCTTCTTTCACTGCCGCACGGTCATACCCCCCGGCCATGGCAAGGCGCTTGAACTGTGCAGGCAATAAACGCTGGAAATGGATTTCACCAATGCTGTCTTTGGTACTCTTGGCGTTGGCGTCAACGTAGTATTCCCATAGCGGGATATGGTCGATTACCGGGACGGCCTCGGTCTGAGTGTCCATCTGGTAGGGGTTCAAAGACTTGTCCAACTCATTGACCGGGATTCCGGCCACGGTACGACGTGTGACAATCGTTTTTGCCCGGCTTTCGATAATCGGGCCTTTGAGCACTGCCGTACCAAGCACAGCCTGTTCAAGCACGGCTGAATTCAAACGGTCTGGCAGGTTGATAAGCTTGAAGTGCTGTTCAAGGTCCTTCTTGAAACCACGGGCAGACTTGGCCGCTTCATCAGGATTGATACCGTAGGTTTCAGGCTGCAAGGCTTCCAGGTCAAACGGTAGATTCTTGCGCCCGGAAAGGAAGGAATCAACAATGCGAGAATGTGCCGTATTGCATTTCAAGGTTGTCAGCTTCACGAATATGCGTGAGCGCCGTCCCTTGCCCTCAGTCTTGCGCCACTTGGTAGCCTCCTGATACTGCCCCAGGTAATTCAACTGACATTCGCGCCACTTCTCTTCATACGGTGCGCGGGAAGTCTTGAAGGCTTCGAAGATACTCAAAACGTGCGCGGGAACGTCGCCGTTATCATTTACCCCGCCTTCGGGCTTATACGTCTTGTTCAGTTCCAAATCTGCCATTTAATACCCCGCTTCAGGATCAAGCGCCTCTGTGTATTGGTCGTCCTGCCCTTCCGGGCCTTCGTCGATCTGGTACGCCGCCATTGGTTGCGCGAAAGTCAGGTTATGAGCATCTGCCCTGTTGGGTGATTGAACTTGTCGTGCCTTCAGCTTGTCCTTTGACTCAATAAGAATCTTGCCGTGAGGAATCCCATACTTGGGGGTGGTCAATTCCCCAATCAGTGAATCGTCGTTGTCCTCAATCGCGCTGCCTTTCAGCGATTCGCAATACTTGTTGCACAGCTTCCCGCGCCGTTCTTGCAGCCAATCCCGCATATGGCCCCACAGCTCGTCACGAAGCCGGTTGTAAACATCGGGTTCCATGGCCGGGGTTTCAGAAACGTTAATTCCGTATGATGGAAAATTGGAGTGGTACAGGTTGTCATGGACTCCCGCGCCCCATCCAATCACGTCAACGAAGATCGAAACCGGCTTGTAAACATTCGCCAGGGCTTTGACATACGAAGCAACCTGAACCGTGTCTTTACCGCGCAACACATGGTAGGGCAGAAACTCGTCACCGCGCCGGATTGCAATTACCGTTTCGTCGTCACCGAACCGCGCAACGTCAACACCAAAAACACACGGTTGCCCGTCTTGAGAAACAATGTCCCGGTTTACTGCATCTTCAACCAAGCCATACGGGATGAAGGAATCGCCCTCTTGCAAGGGGAATTCGCCATAAACACGCACCCGCGCAATATTGGAATCCTTGCCGAACTTCTTGAAGATACGGTCAATGTACTGTTGCTTCACCCAAGGGGAATCAAAACAGCTCCATGTGATACCGCAATACGATTCCTTGTCCTTCGTATGGCTCCGGTGGAACGTCCCTTCAAGCCTCGTCGGGTTCCCACACATCAACTCCTTTGTTTCAAGCCTGCCGTGAGCACCCTCAAGAACTTCAAAGACAGGTTCCACTACCCCGGACGCTTCATCAATGATCCTCAAAATATAGTCGGCGTGAAATCCCGCTAACGCCTCCGGGTTCTCCTTCGTCGCGGTTCGGGCAACAGCAAACCACTCCTCAGAGTGCTGCTTGTGCATGAACTTCTCTTTCGTCCACAAGAACATATCCCGGAACAAAGGGTTCATTTGCCGGTGCCACTTGGACAACTCAGCCCAAAGGACGTCATACAACTGGTGCTTGGAAGGGGAGGTACAGGGAATCTTGGGGAATGTCCGACAGCTCATGTAGTGCAGAACCGTCACAGACTCCACACCAGACTTGCCGCAACCATGGCCGGACTTGACCGAAACAGCATCATGCTTGTCCAGGGCCGCAAGAGCCTCGCCCTGCTGGTCAGAAGGATTGAAACCAACAATGAACTTTGCGAAAGAGACACGATCATCCCACATCTCATCAATGATCTGGGCCATCTGCTCCCCGTCGCAAACTTCTATGCGCTGGTTCTCAGCCATTGATTACCCTCTTCGCCAACTTCCCGGCTTCCTTGGCTTCAAGTTCCTTCTGGTGTTTCTTCTCATACTCAGCCCGTTTCTTGGCTTCAACTTCCTTCAAAGCATCCGTCACGGAATGAGTAACCTTGATATTGGTATCCGTCTTTGCATCGGCCTCAATCTTGGAAAACACCTTCCCAAGGTAAATACTCATGGCCTCGATACAAACAGAAAGAGGGGCAGCTTTTTTAATTAACTGCCCCGTCTTGGAATCAAAATGTTCATCCTTGGCATTACCAAGGGCTATGTCCATCAACCTTGCCCTGATCTTCGGCAAGTCCAACTTTGCACACTTCTTCAGATACTTCTTGAAATCATCGTCAGTGACAGGATTACGTGGGCGACCACCCTTGTTCTTTTCCATTTCATCCCCTCAGAACCTCTGAAAATTCTTTCAGCGTCATACGATTGACGGTCATACGTCATATTTATGGCGGAGTCAATAAAAATTCATACGGAAAATTTGGGGAAATTTTTTGGGGGGAGGGGGAAAGACGGAGGGAGAGAGAGGAATTACGTGAGTGGGGGGCAAAGGTGTACAGGTACATATGAATTACGCAAGGTGGGGGGACTCATAGCGTGGGGAGAAGCCCCCCTGGGGGGGGTATCGTGCCGGGGGGTCTTTTATGCCCATGCTGAACGTGTCGCCTGGGGCAGCGGGGCAGAGATAGGGTGTGAGAATGGTAACGATGAATGCGGGGTTCATCGGGGTTAGCCTGTATCATGTTGGTATTGCTAGTATATGGCCGATGGTATGCCGGTTCGGTATCCATTTCGGTATCCAGTAAAGGCAGGGGAAAGGGGGTGAATAGTCCTGTGATGCGTGAGGCAGGCCGTCTGCAAGTGAGGCGGTTCTGAGTATCTGAGATTAAGGCTTAAAGAAGGGAAGATTTGATGAGATTGTGGGGGGGATATTGGAAGAAGGGAGAAGGGAATAGAGATATGTCCATCACTCCCATCCCCTCGCGGTGCTTCCCTCTATCATATTTTAACCTAAAGATCAAAGAGTTTTTTCACCATCTGAGGAAGGAGCGCGGCCCCGGCCATTGAGTGTATGGTTATGGTGTGACAGCCTGCAATATGTGTGATGGTTTCAGACCGTTTTGAAGTGGTTTTGTCCCGGCTTGATTGTCGTTTTCGGGGTTTTCTCACTCTGATTGCTACTGAAGGGTTGCCGTCCTCGTCCAGAAGGGCAAGGGGAATGACAACACGGCCCCTGTCATTGCTGACGATGTGGTTATAGGCAACGTGGGTGAACCCTGCAATTTGGAGGCGCTTGCTGCACTCTTTCCTGATTGCGTCCCTGTTGTACTCGGTCATTGTGTAGCCTCCCTGGTTCCGTATTGCTCCGGCTTGGTGTCACAATAGCGGTGTGCTTCTTCCTCTGACATGCCTTCTACGGTCATTATGGCTATTCTCTCCGCCCTGTTCTCTGCTTGATCTTGGGTCATGGTGTGCCTCCTGAATGATATGAGAAAGCCCCCGCCAGTGATAGCAGGGGCTTTCTGCTTACCGCCCGTGAGTTACGTAAACCGACAAGAAAACGCTTCACGGCTTGATGATCGCGGCAAGCGGGTTAGATGTAATCCCAATCATCGGCCAGTATGTCAGTCTGAGACGCCAGCCAAGGGACAAAGTTCAATTCAGGCCCGGCTGTTTTCATCATGATATACGGCAACATCTTGCATTCGGTCCCAATAGGGAAGGACGCAGCTAACGGCCTGCCTTCGGTAATCTTCACTTCGCTGCCAGGATTGAGAAAGATGAACATTCCCTTCCCATTCCATCCGGCGCGGCTCATCTTGTAACCGGCTTTCAGACTTTCAAGTGCATTGCTGAAGTTCATTTTGTCACCCCTTCATTTCGCTAATCTCTTTACGCCCTTCGTGGGCAAGTTCCTTGATCTTCAACATGGCTGCTCTGAGTCTGGTTCCTGCTGCTTTGTTCTGACCGCTGTAGAACTTGTCCGCATCTTTGTCACTCGCCTCGATTACCTTCTTGATTTCTGTCCACATGCTCATTTTGTGCCTCCTGGCTATAGATTCCCGGAAATATCCGGGTACTGCTTTTGTGGTGACGCTCAAATTTGCCCTGTAAAGGCCGAACGGTTTAAAGGGCATACGATGGTATAGGGTAAATCATATTGTTACGTCCTTCCCGGCAAATCTTTTGAAATTCCCTGCAATCTGCAAATCTGTCTGATTGTAAAATCAGTCACACTGAAAACCGGCATACTGGAATTGATCGTTCAGCCGTTTTGACCGTTCCAACACATCAGCAAACCGGATAACGTTCAATCCCTTCTTGCGGTAGATCGCTACCAGCTCCGGGGTACTGACAATAAACTGATTGCCTTCCTTCGCTACAACCTTGAACGTCTGGACGTTGAACAGATTGCAAGCGTGGGACTGGGGAAGATGGTTAATGTCGTTCAGGTCGAACTCTTGCCACTTGTCTGACTTGGTTTCCTGCCACTTGACATAATCAACACTCATGGTTCACCTGCCTGTTTAAAGTCGCAAGCGTCGCACTCCCACAATCCTTCAGCCCAAGTGATTGAACCGCCACACTCACAAGGGAATGATTTGACTCTATCTTCTGGAATTGATTCTGGTGTGCTCATATCATAGCCCTTTGCTAATCCTTTTAATGTCTTGCGCCTTGATTGCAAAGTTTCTGACAACCAAATGCCGCCCCCATCCTTCACCTGTCAACACCCACGATCCGGGAGCGTCATTGATATTTACCGCATACCAGCCGTCAAGCAACACAGAATCTTTACAGTGAGCAATCGAGTCGTACGATCCTTGCCCCAGGTACTTAGTGGCAATGACAATGCCATCATATCCCACAACCGGTCTGTCGTAATAATCAGCCTGGAACCAATGGACACCTTGCAAGCAGTTATTGTCACCGTAATCATATACAGCAACATCGGTACACTTCGGACCACTGGCACAACCAGACAACAGACCGATACAGCATATTGCTAAAATCAAATTTTTCATGGTTTACCTCCTTTCATAACCAATCGCATGACCGGACGGAGCCGGTCAGCTTGGTGCTACTAATGCCGATGCTGCTTTTTGTACGTTGTTCATCCGGTTTCTCCCCTGATCTGAAGCCCCGTTATTTTCTCAACAAAATCCCAAAATCTGACGCTTCGTATTTCTTTTCGTCCGATCCAATGTAAACAGTGGTTTTGCACAAAAAAGCGGTAACGTTGATTGTCAGCAATATCCAGAATGCGAGTTCGTAATTCATAGCCTTCCTCCTGATTTTTATAGTTTACTTCGGGTCGATAGCCGAAAATAGCCAGCCATCGGAGCGCACAAGGCGCTCAATTCAATCGTTATGCCAAAGTTAATACTGCATCCCTGAACGTCATTCCGTCACGGGTAACGAGTACGTCAATAGGCCCAAACTTCTTATCACACACGGGACACACCACGATATTGTTACGGGTGCCGTGGAACATTGATGGGTTCCGGTCGTCATGGCACCACGCTTTAGCCTTGCCCCGTACGAACTCAACCAGATTCTCTACTGGATATTCCCGCGCCCGTTCTATCATTTCATCGGTGATAGCTCCCGGCTTTGGTGTTTGTACCGGATTAATTGCCGTGGTCATTCGTTTTAACTCCTTCTGATATCGGTAAATGTCCATGAATAAATCCCCCGCCCAAATTGCATACAACTCTGAATTGATCTCGTCCGGTTCTTCCTGGGACATTTCAACAAGGTCATGAGCATCAAGCGTCAACTGCATAATTTTCATTTCTACCCATTGCCGCCATTGCCCCAGATGTTCAGCAACCGGAATACCGTGTTCTTCGGCAAACCTTTTAGCTTGCCAAGCCGTTATCATGTCGGCACGTCCTCTGACTTGTCAGTGCTTGGCAAAGTGAAGGCGTCTTGTGATTGTGTCTTGAACCTGCCCGTGTTCCACTCATAATCAAAAACGACCTCGCCGATCTTCCCCAGGTTCTTCTGTTTGATCTTCTGAATGTGCAGGCTCATGTAGTTATCCGTTGGGAATCTATGCACTACCCATCCATATTCCGCCTTGTTGCGCCATATCGCGCCCCCTGATATATCGTATAGCTTCGGTATTGGGTAATCCATGCGGCCTTGGCTGTCCTTTTCCTTTTCTCTCGGCTTGGTAGGATGTGCGATAATGACGCCGTGAACGTCGTTTTTTCTCAGGAAACGCTTGAGTGAAGTAATTTCCTTGGAAAGGTGCAAATCTTCCCGCTGCCCGGAGAATTGAGAAACTTCATTCCATGGATCGAGCACCAGAACGTCAAACGGTCTACGCTCCATTTCCGCTTGAGCAATTTCCAACACGGCCAATAAGCCGAACTTATCATCGGGAAGATGGATAAAGGCCGCATGGTTCTGTACCCACATAAGCCCTTCTAGTTCTTCTTCGGACGACATTTTGAACAACGGCTTGCCAATGTAACGCTCCATCAATTTCTTTGCGTGTTCTTCAATCGGGAAGTTCTCAGGGCTGAAATAAAGCGTTTTCCACCCATGCAAAATTGACAGGTTCATCAGCATTGCATCACAGAATTCCGATTTTCCGCAGGAAGGATAACCCGTGCCAATGGTAAGCATTCCCTTTGCCAGCGTCATATACTCATCAAGCACCGGCCATCCAGTAGAAACACCCTTCCGGGCAAAGCCTGACTTTCGTAGTGCTCTGATCTTCAAGGCCAAGTCTTGAGCATAGACAACGTATTTATGTTGGGGCTGTGGGGTAGTCATTAGAAAATAGGCTCCTTCTGCCTTGTTTCACCCTTGGGGGCTGGCTCATCTTCCCAACAACGTTTTTTTATATATCGCTCTGGATCAAGAATAAAACCCTCAATCCATTTTTTACTCACACATTGCCATTCAAGCGCCTTGAGTACTTCTGTCAAAGGCGGTTTTGCTTTTTGCCATTCTTGCCAAGCAGAACCTTTAGCGGTCTTTTTGGGGTAAGCCTCCCAGAAAGCAAGAAAATCATCTGAATATGTGACCAAAGGTTTTATTCTTTTTGTTACTGCTTCTGTTACTGCTTCTGGGTTGGGTTCCGTTGACTTCTGTTGAACGTCCGTTGACTTCTGTTGAACGTCCGTTGACTTCTGTTGAACGTCCGATATTGCTTTTAATCTTCTCCGTTCGGCACTGGCTAAACCGGCTAATCTACTGCGTTCAGTCGCTTGTTGTTTGAAGGCAGACGCTTCATCAAACAATGATTTTGTAAAAAAATTCGTTGGTGTGCCTGTAGCCAATTCAATTGCAACCTGTGTAATCCAAGCGCCTCTTTCTTGTTCCGGGACTTGAATTAATGCAGACAATAATTGTGATGGTTCAAGCCTGAAAAAGAATGGTTTTGTTGGTGCCGCCATTTAAACCCTCCCGGTCAACCGCCGTCCCGGTTGGAAAATGAAAACCCCGCTGGACGTGTGCGCGTCCTAACGGGGTATGATATGGGAATCGCCTATGCACTCGGCTAGTACTATCCCAGACTGTTTAGAGTTCGCACAAACTCACAGAGATTATTCAATTGTGTCTGATAAATAAATCAGAGGCTCTGAATTGTCAAGCGCAACTATTCCTTGTACTCGCTGATTGCGATCCAGACGCCGGGACCGGGACGCCATGCACAAACACCATGATTTGCATACTGTTTGCTTGCCCGTAGCTGGATCACTTGGCAATCATCCCCCCAAACATCCTTGAGGGCATCCATAACCGCCTTCACAAAATTGTCAATATCCGGCTTTACCGTGGGAAACAGCCGCTTTACCGATTTAGGCTTGGTCAGATAGAACTTGACCGACAGAATCAGCGGGATACCAGCAGGGAAGGGCGTTTTTTCCTTCACCGCCTTTGCAATTTCGGCCTTCCATCCCTTTGATTCCTTGGGATCGTAAAACCCAACCATGTTGCCCCGGCGAAACGCTCTCGGTCTGCCCTGTGCAACTGGTTCACCTTCTATAAATAATTCAATCATTTGGTGTACCGTTCTTCAAGCATTGCACGAAGCAAAAAAAGGTAATTTAGAGCATCCCCTATTTTCTCTTCCCATTGGGCCATACTGTGAAACTGTGACCGGTCAAGGTCGCCCAACATATCCCGGATACTCTGCCAATGCTTCACAAGCATTCCCTGTGCTGCCGCCTCCATGGTGCAATTCTCCGTTGCAGCAATCTCCCGGAAGTTGTGCAGCCGATCATCCCCCCGGCCATAGTCCTGATTCTTGGCAAGCATCACACGGCGGCAAAGATCAACCCGCGCCTCAAAGACCTTTTCAAACTGTTGGCTGTTCATCGTCGCCCCCTGCCTCTGCCTCTTGCTCACGTCTGGCAACGCCTGCCGGACAATCACAATAAACCTCTCCGCCTTCTTCTCCTTCTGCCGGTTCATCCTCGTAATACATGCCGTCGCCTTCGCACTTCGGGCAGATATCGTCTTGCTCTTGCTGTTCTTCCAGCTTCAAGCACATTTGCCGTTCGTCCTCGGTCAAGGCTTTGGTGTCCAGCAATTCACCCGTGTCCAGGCGGAAAAGGCACTTGCAGTTTGCCAGATAGTCATAGTTCCAGCGTACCTCTGTTTCCCGCATTTCCTTACCCGATGAAACCTTACGGGCAATTACTCGCGTCTGTGAAATACAAGCGTCAATTCGGGCCTTGTAACTCGCGCTGATTTCCTTCTTGCGGTCCTCAAGTTCTGCTTGCTCCTGGGTAAGCCGTGCAAGCTCGCCGCTGTATGTCTGCTTTTCCTTCTCGGTCAAGATACATTCCAGTTCTTGCCTGAAAATACCGTTCTGAATACTCATACCTGTTTGCCTCCTTGAATTTTGGGTTCGTCAATCATCCCCTTGATGTTCTTACCGATGTACTCCATTGCCTTGTCCCATGCCTTGACGCCCAATGCACAAGTAGCCTCGTCCAACTCTGACTTGTTCAGCTTCGCCAGTTCTGCAATTGCTTCCTCAACCTTCTTCGCTTTCCGAGCAAAGAGCGAATGAGGGGGGGGCAGTCCGTTCAAGCCCCAGGATGGTACAGATACCGACGCTTGCCGCCAGTGTGACAAGTTGTTGCTGTGTCATTTCAATCTTTATTGCCATCCGTTAGCCTCCGCATGTCGCTGAAGGGCAATCTTGATGCTCTCCTTGTCGTCAAACGGGACGTATTTACTCTGTGGGCCGTCGATCATTTCAGCGATACCAAAGAGTGCCAGGGCGACCAGAACAGACAAAATTGCGACGGTGAATATAAATAGTGCTGAACGTTTCATGTTATCGCCTCCGGGGAGTACGGCCAGAAAATGCAAGTTTCATTTTCTGGTTCTCCGTTCTGTGCTTCAAAACCTCTTCCATGACCTGTTGACTCGATGCAATAAAGTCATACGTGCAGACGATCAAGCGGAAGTATCCAACGTTGATAATGATTCCGTAGCGGTCAAAGTGAGGTTTGAAACCCCCATAGGCATTGAATCCGCAATAGACACCGCAACCGGGATATTTCACTGTTGCCGCGAAGAAATCAGCAACATCGTCCAGAAAGTCTTTGATACGGTCTTTCCAATTTTCAAACATGACGCCTCCTGAAAAAATAATCAGACACTCTGAATCACCGGACGGAAATTGAGCGATCTTCCTGGTACGTAATGCCGGGGAGGAAAACACCCATGATTGCCAGCTTTTTAATCATGGTTTCATCCCAAGCTTTCACAAGGCCGGGACTTCCTTTACCTTCTGCAATGGCCTTGATAAGCACCATAGGCTCAGTAACCGCGACAATGTATGTCTTTTTGGCCGATACTCCCGCCGTCTTTTCGACTACGGCTGCCGGGGGAATATAGGCGGGTGCCTCTGCTGCCGCTTCCGCCTTGCGCTGTGCCTCCGCTGCTTTGTCCTCAAGCCCTTGGAGCTGCAACCGTAATACCTCAATCTGACGCTCAACCATGCCCCTTGTCGTGTCGTCCAGATTGTCATGCTGCAAGGAGTATTCAAGCGCCGTGATTTTCTCCTGAGTCGTCCCGGCCTTGCCAAGAGTGGCCTCAATCTTTTTACGGGCTGCTTCAATGGCTTTCTGTTGTGCCGCTTCCGCTTCTCTCCGGGCCTTGTCCTGGGCTTCCTTTGCGATCCGCTCACACTCAAGCTGATAATCAGAAACCTTGCGCTTGATAATCCGTTCGGCGTCGTCCAGTTCGTCAGTAAATGTTTTCTTCGTAGCAACAAGCGCCTTGTGTGCCGCATGTGCCGCCTTGATGTGCTGGTCAAAGGTAGCATCCACCTTGTTCCGGCGCTCTTTGATTTCCCGGATAATATCCCGCGCCCCTTCGACGTGCTGCGCTTCGGATATCACCAACGCTTGAGCGTGGGCCTTAACCGGCGATATCTCCGCTTTGAGTTCTTCACCTTGTACTTGTAATGCTGTTGTCATGCCTTCGCCTCCTCGATTATCTTCTTGCCCTTGATACCCATACCGTTCAAATGACGCCCAACGCTTCCAGCGTTTTTCAGCTCAACAAATTGTTCAAGTGTCACGCCTTCATAACGGTACAAGCCGCCATTTTTAAACCGCACTTCCATAATGCCGTCAGAGAAACCTACTGTTGCAATGTTGCTTGATGAAACTTGATGATGAACAATTACGTTACCCATTATTTGCCCCCTTTTAAGTAATTGTGCTGAAATAAACACGCTTTGAAATAGTCGAAGTCTTGCTTTCCTGTGAGACGTTCAAACTTGTACGGGTCGCCGTTCTTTGGAATCCACAACGCCCAACGCTCAGTTTTGCCCCGGTACTTATTGTGCTCACACCATCCCGCTTCATACGCTGCCAACTGTGGCCCGACACTGGAACTTGCACCGGTCTTGATATCAATGAAGCAAAGCGACTTGCCAATTTGAGCGATTATGTCAATGGTTCCGGCGTATCCGTACCGGACAGAATAGAAGGGCGCTTCAGTAAACATGATTGCCGGTTTGTGCTCACTCTTCCATTTTTCGAACTGCAACAATGGGCCGGTATACATGCCATCAAGGGCGCTCCAATCCAACTTGCCGTTTGCAATCAATTCACAGCCTGCGTGAATGTCTGTCCCTTTCGCCGCCGCTGCTTCCATGACTTCAGAAGGGATCACCGCTCCGCTGTTGCGCCCGATGTGGTACTGAACCCCTGCAATATCAACCTTGATGAAGTCACCAAGAATCCCGGTTACAGAAGGGACTCTTTTGCCGTTGTACCAATAGGAATGATCTACTGGATTAAAATTTAAACTACCCATTTATGTAACCTCATGTGGTGAGTAGGGCAAAGCCATCTCACTTCTAATGGTTTGGAATAATCATCGTGGTGAGCATGAACATTTACATCCCCGCAAACTTCACAAGGTTTTGGGATAATATGGCCTTGTTTTATATGCCAATTCACACGGAGATAAATATTTGCTTTAGCCCTGTCCACTTTACTTTTATCGTATTTAACCGGTCGTCTACGTGATGCTTCACGCTCTTTGTTTTCTTTATTGTCTCTCCACTTCCTCATACGCTCCCGGCCAGCAACTTTAGCTTTCTGAGGATTTTTATTGTCCCACTCTCTCCTCCGCGCCGAATCACAAGCAGAACAAATATAATTGTACTTCTTGATATTGCTTGGGGAGAAACGCACTTCATTGCTTTTAGCATTGCACATTCTGCAAATCGCTATTTTCAGCATGGAACGTCCTCTTCACTGCTCCCGCCCTGCAATTCGGCAAGCTTCGGCTCAAGATACTCATAAATCTTTTCAAGCCACTGCTGATTTGTTTCGGGCAGATGCAACTTGGTATAGACCAGGAACGGGCCGGAAGTCTTGCCGCCCCTCGATGCTTCCATAAGTAAGTTTTTCTTTGATGCATCGTCGCCACTGCACAGCATGTCAAGCGCCAGTTCTATCTTTTCCGAGAGTGCTACGCCGTCGCCTTCAACAAGTTCAGCATCTTCCGGCTGTTGTTTCTTTGGTGCTGGTGTTGCCTGTGGCTTTGCCGCTGGTTTAGCTGCTGTCACAGGTGCCGCTTTCTGGTTCAAATATTCAGGCGGTAAATCTTCCACATCTTGAGTGAAAACGTCACTTGCCCCGGTACAGGTCAGCGTCAAATCCATTTGCGCCCGTTTCTTCGCCATCTTCAGGATAGTGTTTGCAACGTCTGCCGAATTCATACGAACTTGCTGAAACTTCTTACCGTCGCGGGTGTATTTCAAGCGCCGTCTATCATCCGGCGTATCCTCAAACTCTGCCGTGCATACCGCAGAACGCCACTTGTATTTTTCTTCCTCGCTGGAACATTCCCCGACACCTTCACCAACGATTTCACCGTTTGGCAATACACCTTGGCATGTGACACGGTAATGAACTTCACCATTGATTCCCAAATCTTCCACCCTGGGGATTACTGCAATGCGAAACATGGACAAGAGCAATTCGCTACCCGGTTTCCACAATGAAGGCTTTGACACTCCGGGGATCGTCCCATAATGTACCTTGTCCCGCATGACTGAACCCATGGCCTGCTGAACCATATTCACCCGCTGTTTCAATTCGTGGACTGTCAATGCTCCGCCGTTGCTACTTCCTGTTGTCATTAAATCATTGCCCATCTTGCGCCTCCTGTTGTTTGTTGAATACACCTTGCATAATCAGCAACATTGTCTGTTGCCGTGTCCTATTGCCGCATACATCTTGAAACCTTTGCATTTCATCATCTGATAATCTGAAACTGATTACGTTGTACCGAGGGGATTCAATCATTTTTCCCATTGTCAAATCCTTGCCTTGATATTGTCGCCGCCTTGCGCTCTCGATCCAGTAGGACAACCGGCCCCGTTAATCTCCGACTTGAGCGGTTTCCTCATGGTGAAATTACGCCACACGCTGAAACCACAAATCATGCACTTTTTACGTTCGAAGTCTTGAACCATGAAACCTTGGCACTTGATACATTTCATGGTTACACCTCCACAAACTTGCCTGAATCATCCAGCGTGTACCAAACTTCTGCTTTCAGTTTGCCGTCAGAACCATCACCGCAACCCGTTTCAGCACAACGCATTTCATAACGCTCATCAACTTCATTCCAGAAGCACAGAGCAATACAACCGTACTCACCGGCCATTGCTTTGCTGTACCTGCCTGTGCATACAGCCGCCGACGCTTTACCTGTGGCCGATGATGCTGATCTGTCACCTGTGGCCGATGATGCTGATCTGTAACCTGTGGCCGATGATGCTGATCTGTCACCTGTGGCCGATGATGCTGATCTGTAACCTGTGGCCGATGATGCTGATCTGTAACCTGTGGCCGATGATGCTGAGCTGTCACCTGTGGCCGATGATGCTGATCTGTTACCTGTGGCCGATGATGCTGATCTGTAACCTGTGGCCGATGATGCTGAGCTGTCACCTGTGGCCGATGATGCTGATCTGTAACCTGTGGCCGATGATGCTGAGCTGTTACCTGTGGCCGATGATGCTGAGCTGTCACCTGTGGCCGATGATGCTGAGCTGTCACCTGTGGCCGATGATGCTGAGCTGTCACCTGTGGCCGATGATGCTGATCTGTAACCTGTGGCCGATGATGCTGATCTGTTACCTGTGGCCGATGATGCTGATCTGTCCTGCGTGATATGGTTTGAAGTGGATGTTTCGTACTTGCGGGAAAACATGAATTTCAGGCTTGCACCGATGAAGTCAGGCAGGGTGATTGCCGCGCCTATTTTGATTTCAGTGCAAGCCACCTTGCTATCATCAGCGTGTTTGTCGGTTTGGCCGTGGCCTTCTACTTCATGAAACACGCTTTCACCTGGGGCGTAATATCCGAACACATCAAGCGGGTTCTCACAGAAGTGGAAACCAGAATTACAGGCCGATGCCTTGCCGTTGTGCTTGAATGTTTCGCCTTCCTTGAACTGGAAGCCCCGGCATGTCAGGTCTTTGTTGAAACCTTTGAAACCTTTTATTCCCGGCTCAACCTCTGCTGTTTCTGCCTTCTTTTTTTTGGGTGCCGCTTTTACTTTCTTTGCTGTTGTCACGTATCGCCTCCTATTTGTGCTGTAAAACTGTTCAGAGTGGCTGAATCACTGGACGGCGAAAACTCGGTTCAACTCGTCCAAAGGAATAAACCAATACTTACCGCTTTTCCTCGCCATTATAGCTGTTGCAAGTTGATCCATTGGAATGTCCGAACCGTATAACCTTTTGAGACGTTCTCCCTTGAGACACATCCGGGACAGTTGCAACTCTGTAACTCCAAGATACATCTTTGCCGCTTCTGCTGTGGTTACTGCCTTAATCTCTACCGCTACTTTCTTTTCTTTTGCCACGTTATCACCCCCTTTCGATTATGAGGGGAGGCCGGTTAAGACCTCCCCGGTTGTAGTGCTACCACTCGCCCAAGTGCAGATAAACAGGACCGTAGACCTCATTCATCATTTCCGGTTCACCCTTCACAACGTCAATATGTCCCTCGTTGATAGGCTTCATGTCGTTGATGTAAACCGGCATGTCGCCATGTGCTGTCAGAGTTGCCGTAAGATGTGCCATAAGCTGTGAAAGTTGCATGTGTAGTACCTCCCTGAATATTTATAATTTATCTTTAACATTACCATGTGACACAAAGAGTCGTTAAGCCGCTTTCCGGGCAAGTAACGCCTTCCGCGCCTGCATATGCTCCACGTTGTTCTGTGCAAGCCAGTTCAAACCCTTGGCAGTAACAAGCGTCTGTGACTTCATTTCGGTATGGTCGCCTATTTCTACTGTGACGGTACGGACTCGGAAGTAATCAAGGTCAATGTATTTCTGATAGGGGACGTTGTTGCTCATCAGGATATTGTCATTACGAAGGATAGAAAACAGCATGTTGCGCCCCCATCCAAGAGCCTTGGCTGCTTCGCCCATGGTCATGCTGTTCTTGGAGGACATGAGCATATCGAAGGCCAGCGCCTTGGGCTGCATTTCAATGTTCTTCTCTGCGTATTGCAGGAGCAAGGTTCTCATTGTGGCGGGATCGTTCAGGGCGGTCATGGGGTCAAGGGCTTTTGACTTGGCTTGTCTCTCGCACTCTATGAAGTACTGACGGGCTTGTTTGCCCTTTTCGTTGCGCTCGACCATGCACAGCTCTTTTGCCATGTCGAGGGTAAGAGCATACTCGACGGACGGACGGCCTTTTTCGGAATTTACCGAATAAGTCACAAAGTCCTTATTTTCAATAAAGTCGAACTGCGCTACTCGGTCTTTAACCCAAGTGGCAAAATGATCTTTGTTTCCTAGAAAGGAATGTAACTCTCTGGCATTTACTGTGGGTATAAATTCTGAACCAACGGGACGGGACTCTACGGGGATAAGTTGATTGTTCATGCTACACACTCCTGTTCAATGGATTCGGCAAAGTGCCGGGATGTTGAACACAGCGTATGTAAGGCTGCGGCAAGTATTCGATATATTTCTTGCCCATCCCGGCACCCTTTCTGTGCGCCGGACGTAAAAATTCCGCAATGACTAACGGGTGCGGTGCCGTACATACCTGTGTTCAGCAGGTGGTTGAACGGTAAACCGCAACCGTTGTTTTTGTCAACAAATAATTTTACGACACAATCTTTGTTGAAATTTAATTTTGACCCGTTTATATTGTTCAGCATCGTTTGTGTTTACTCCATATCGTTCAGTGTTGTTTGGAATATAATCAGAGTCTCTGAATCTGTCAACAGAAAAAAGGAGAGGTGATGAAAAAAATATTTGCGGCTGTCTTATTGGTAATATCTCTCGTCGGTTGTGGCGGGGGAGGAGATGGGGCCGCGCCTGCTACTGCTACGCCTGTAGGCACAACGGTTAGCCTGTCCACTATGAAAAGCGTATTTGTCGGTTCTGCTACCGGCTTTCAATTCAATTTTCCTGCATTGACGGGGAACGATAGCGTAGGACGTTCTTGGTCTGGATCGTACCGTATTCATGCAGACGGGCCAACCGTGATTGACTCATTGAATGTGACAGCACGTACATCATTTGTAACGCTACAACTTGCTGGCGGAAGCTCTGCCAGTAGCACATCAACGGGGTATTTCCTTTCTTCTGACAGTAGCCCATACAAGTCAATTTCAAGCACTGGCGTCACATACACTCCAACCACAAGTATTGTGTTGCCATCGTCCGCCAAGGTCGGGGATTCTGGTTCTCTGGGTGTAGCTACCGGCTCGGACGGCACAACCTCCACTGTTACTTGGGCCGTGAATCCTGGCACAAACGGGGAGGCTCTTTTTGTCCTATCAACCGTCATAAATTCAGGATCAACAGTCACCGGCACTGAAGTTGATACCTTCACGCTCGATCCATCGGGCGTCCCTCGTCATGTTCTTATCAGCGTAAACGTCAACGGCATTAC